ATCCACGGGCTCAATCTGTATAGCTTCCGTTGCCGATATTGTTCCAGTCGCTGTAGACGAGGGGACAATCTGCCTAGCTACAGGTATAGCTATGCCATATGTCTTGTCTATTTCAAATAATGTATTTGCTGGAAAAGAATCGCTATCATATAGGGCAAAGATTCTAGTTCTCTTTTTTATGAGTCCAGTATTATTTACCTCTTCTTTTCTTAACGTGTAAGTGTCTGAATCAAAAGTTAAGTTGGTGCTGTTAATTGTACCAAACTCAAAGTCGCTTGCAGATAGCTCAATTTTTCTGACAAAATTTAAATCATCACTAGTAGTTTCAAGAGTAGTTAGTTGGTCAATCTTATAGACATATATATTAACTTCAAAGCCATCCTTGTTTTGAGTCTTGTCCGAAGTTAATTCGTGATTTCCAATTAGGGAATCAAGGGCAGTGGACACCTCCGCGGAAGTTAACTCCACGCATTCAACACTGACAATTTGTGAGTCAGAATCTCTTTCTACGGTTACGTTTAGTATACCAGACTGCCTGTATACTTCGGTTAGCTCCGCAAATGCCGTATTGTCCTTTATTGAAGATGTAGCTAAAATCTCTCCGCTATCTAAGGTAGTTGTTCCAACGCTGTTAGAATTGGTTGTGCCAGAAACAGCACGATAAACTTTAGTTATTTCTTTTAAACCACTTTCCGAAAAAGTGACAGTGGGGTCAGTTGTTTCAACAAATGTTTCGGTGAGAGTTTCGTAGGTTTTAACAAGAATAGGATTCTCCGCGTTAGAAAGAGCGTTGAAACGACTATCAACTTCTACCTCTATTAGTCGGCAGTTCGTATAACCCTGTCCAGCTATTTGTTCATCGGCTGTATCTTGAGCACCAAAGTCTCCCATGAGGGATCCCAAGCTTGAGTTATCTACATCTTCCCTAGTAAACTTTTGAAAACGACGAATTACCCTAATGCGACCATTAGGTAGTTTTGTAATTTCTGGTATTTCACCTTTTTGATGTATGTTTCCGTTTCCTAAACTCATTTATTTTTCTCCCTAATGCTTTGAAATCTATTTGGTTTACCCTAGGGCATTACTTGCATTTTCCTTTTTTGACACGCTTAGTCATTGTTTTCTTTTTAACTGGTCGACCTACTTGACTTCCGTATGTTCCTTTTCCTTTTGGCATAATTACTTCCCTTTCTTTTTCTTTTTCGGAAAGCCAGCCTTCATGTTTTTGTAAGCCTTATCTGAGATTGTAGACTTAGATTTTGAACGACTTTTTCCTGCTTTCTTACGCTTGTTTATGTTTTCATATAGACTCATACTTATTTTATTTGGGATGAACCAAAGTAGAATCCTACGATAGCTAAGGCAGTTTGCCTAATTTCTGGTAAAATAACAAAGCCCTGAATGGTGTCCCATTTGAGGGTCTTAAATAGCCCTAGAAAGCCGTTAGTCTCTCTAGCTACGCTTACCCCTACGTCAGTCCACGCAAAGACAAAGGGGGCTATTACAATGGCAAAGACGGTTGATACTACAAGGAACCTACGAACTAAAACACCGCCATCGCGTTTAGCCGCGGCATCCGCTGAGTCATCTGCTTCTTGCTGATAGGTAATCATGCGCTCAAATTGACGAGCCTGACTTTCCATCTGCGTACCAATGAGCTTCATTACAAAGCCACTGATTCCTCCTCCGAGCATTGCTAATAGTTCTGGTGTCATTATTTTTTTAGGAGTTCTTGGATTACTTTAACCGCAGAAGCAGTCATATAGATAAAGGTTGCAAGACCCACGCAGAAACCAAGTAGTTCGTTAATTGGGGCTAATTCAATGGTAGCGATAAAGCCTCCTGTTCCGATTGTTGATCTGTATATAATATCATTCATTTAAATATGTTTGTTAGATGCTTACTGCTTCCGTGGAAAATTTAACCCAACCAGTTCCCGCTTGGAATCCCTGAAATTCATTATGGTCACTGTTGTAAATAATCATTCCGTTTTGAGCAACAGGTGTGCTTGATGAAGTGGGTCTCGTTACATCCGAATAGTGCCCTAATCTAATAGATTCATTAAAGAAAGATCTACCAATAACTCTTAACGCTTCATCTATTTCATCAGTAGAATTGTTTTTACCCGCCACAATTTCCAATGTAACAGGATTGGTAGAACTGGGGTTTTTGTTAATTCCAATTCTTGAACCAGTATATCCATTAAACTTCTGGATTACCATTAAGTTAGTAGGATTAGCATCGAAATCCCTAAACCTATGCTCCATTGAATCATATACAATTGGTTGAGTAGTTGAACCCGTCGACCCTATAGCCTGTATTTCTTTAACGTGTAATTTGTTATTTGCTGTAACATCTTTAGCTATAACATTACCACCAGTTCCATCTCCACTTGTATCGCTTACTGTTATGTCTCCATTGTTAACTATTACGTTATTCGCGCACGTAGTTGTTCCATCAATTGTAAGATCATCATCTATTTGTAAATCTCCATCAACTTTAGCGTTAACCATTGTCACCAATGGACTAGCAGTGCTGGCATTTACATTAAAGACGGTTGTACTGGCGGCATCTACAGTTTCAACTTTTATAGCATTTGGATTGATGCTTCCTAGGGTAAGTTTAGCATTGTTTTCACCAAATCCTAAAAAGGTAGTAGCACCCTGAAGCGAATACCCATCACTAATATACGCATTTCCATTTATATCTAGCACGCCACTTGGATTTGTAATGCCCCCTCCTATGCCAACAGGTCCCTCCAATAAAGAATTACCTGTAACCTTTGCATTCTTTATGGTTACCAATTTATTAGTACTGGGGTCTACTTCAAGAATTGTATCGTAAAAACTACCAGCATAATTAGCGTTTACCTTGAAAGCACCATCAACTCTAGTTGTTCCAACTACACGAAGCTTTGTTGTGCTATCTGCAGTTCCACCCACTCCAAGTCTTGTGGTTGGGTTAAAAATTAGTTCCTCCTTATCAATGAAATTAAAAATCTCAGTTCCATCATTGGAGTGTAGCGTATGATCTTGTAAATTCAGGACTTCGTGGACATCGTGATACAATGTATCTGCTTTAACAATTCCAGTAAATGTGGGTGCATTTCTTGATGCTTTACCAGCTATATTAGTGTTGGCAGTTGCAATGTTTGCTACGTTCATCGCAACAGAGTAAGCAGTCGTTGATATGTTCGTTGCGTTAGTTGTTATATTAGCAGTGTTAGCTAGGATTGCGCTAGAGTTAGTAGATGCGTTTGCAGTATTGGTAGCAATGTTGCCAGTATTAGTAGCTATATTAGAAGTATTAGCGGCAATGGCACTTGTATTTGTAGCTATGTCGGCTTCATTCGCACCAATATCATTAGTGTTGCTTAATATATCAGTAGAATTGCCTGCTATATCATCAGCGTTAGATGATATATTAGCGGTGTTGGCAGTGATAGCAGTTGCGTTTGAATTAACTGCTGTAGCTAAGCTAGCTATGCCAGCAATGTTAGTAGTTATATTAGCAGTGTTCGTTGTGATTGAACTCGATAAAGTTGAAACGGAAGTTTCGTTAACTGCAACCTTAGCTAGTGTTGCTTGAGTTGCTGAATCAAGCGCAACTGTAATGCTTCCAGATGTTGTTACTGGACCCCCGCTGGGAGTAATTCCCGTTCCGCCCGTTATATTGACCGAAGAGACTGTTCCCTGAGAACTTGTTCCAGTATTCACCCAAGAAGTTGTGTCCGAATCCCACAACCAAAAAGTGTCAGTCGCCCCAACAATAGCAAACCATCCATTTTGACCAGTAGAATAGGCTGTGGTCAATGCTGATTCTGTTGCAAAAAATCCTTTATTATTTGGTGAAGTTACCGCATCAACATAGGCAGTTGTAGCAATTTTTGTAGAATCATCATTTGCATTTTGAGTTGGTGCAGTTGGATTGCCAGTCAATGCAGGCGATGCAAGATCTGCTTTTATGTTATACAAATCACTTATATTAGACTCGTTCTCTATTGACAATTCACCGTTGTTACCTATCGCACTTACTTGGGCTGGGGTAATACCTACCTTTAATGTATTAGCGGCAATGGCACTTGTTTGTCCAGAAGTGATTCCAGTCTTTAATGTATTGGCGGCAATCGCATTTACTTGTGCGGTTGTAATTCCAGTCTTTAATGTATTGGCGGCAATGGCACTTGCTTGTGCTGAAGTAATTCCATCCTTGAGCGTATTAGCGGCAATCGCATCTGCTTGTGCTGGAGTAATTCCAACTCTTCCAGTGTTAGTTACAATGGCACTTGCTTGCTCGGGAGTAATTCCAACCTTAGCTGTATTAATAGCTATGTCTGCTGTATTAGTAGCTATGTCGGCTTTGTTAATGGCTACTTGACCACTATTGTTTAAACCCAAAAATGAAGCCGCCTCTTCCTTGGTGGATTTTTTTAGAAATGTATCAATGTCCGAGGATACTTTAATATTTGACATAGCTAATTACTTATGGGGTTGGGGTTACGTTCTGAGATACCACAACGGTAGTATCACCAACGGACATACCTAGTGCTAGTGACATTTGCATGGGGCTAAGCTTTGTATGCTTCGATTGAGCCAGCGGATACCGTAATGGACGTAAAGTTGCCATAGCTAGTGTATCCAGCGGGTAAAGTTCCAGTTAGACCAGCTGCAGTGCCAGTCTTATTTGAGCAGGTAAAAGCATCCAGAGTTGCTCCTCTTGGACCAGCAACGATAATTGCAAATTTACCAAGAAACTCTGTGCCTGTGCCTGAAGTATCAGTAGCAATTACACTACCACGTTTGCCTAGACTTTGTTCTGTGAATGCGGGTGTTGACATAATTATATGATTAGTTGGTTATAGTTAGTGAGTATATTTTTTGCAATATACGAGTTGAAAATTCCTTGGTCATCGATCTTAGCTAGCTCATCTTCTAGGATAGAATTAACTAGACTCATTGAAATCGTAAAGTTGTTTTCGTCTGAGTTTTGATTAACACTTCTTTGCCAAGTGTAAGCCGCTAAGTGAGCCATGTAGGGCATAAGCTCCGCGGGTACTGTTGTGTTGCCGCCTTGTTGTGGTCCTATGTCCACATCTAAATTCTTCTTGTATACAACAAAAACACTTGCGTCGTCCTCGCTGGAATCTGGTTGAATATAAAATCCAGTATTATCTGGGTCTTCATAGAGATCTGAGCTTGCCCTTCCAGCTAATCCAGTTAGCATTGCACCGTTATTTTTTGAAACAAATTTGTAATCTACACCTCTTTTTTTGTGTGGATCATCTTTTAAAATTTTTAAAAAAGTATCAATTGTGTCTAGTCCAGTTTGGCTTCTAGGAACAATGTTTTTATTTGATACAGTTCTTTCTTCGCCAACAACTAAATATCGTTCCCAATAGTTAGTAGCCATGTAGGCTTTTTTAGCCGCATAATTCCAAAGCGAGGTGAGTCTTTTATAGCTAGCCGAAGTGGTAGTATATTCTCTTCCAATTAAAGCAAAGGTTAAATCCCTTAGCTCCTGCAATGTTGAATTTTTTAGTGACATTATAGTTTGTTTGCCGCCATTCCGTTGGGGGCTAATACTTTATTGTTTAGATACTTCATAAACTCATCATCATTAGAAAAGCCCACTCCATACTTTTTATTCATAGCGTAGTATTCGTTCATCGGCACGCTACCGATGTGTTTGCCAAAAATAGGGTGATCTTTACCCTTGAAAATGTTTGCGGATTTCCGAGCTAAATTAACCCGTTGCTCTTGAGCTTTGTGGCTAAATATTTCTTCGGCTTTCGCGTTAAGAATCTTAAATTGATTCTCGAAGAGTTCGTCTTCTGATGGTAGTATTGACATAACAAAAAGGGATGGGGGGATTAGACCCCCCAAGCCCAGAATTGTCAACAGTTAGACAGTCTTGAAGTCCGAGATCTTACCGAGACCATTAGGACCCTTGCAAAGAAGAGTTCCCATTGCGTCGATGTAACCACGAGGACCGCCACCTTGGTCTTCCAACATTGTGGAACCCATGCTCATTGCTTCTGCGTATCCAAGTAGGCTTGGGTCGAGAAGATATGCACGCTTAGCACCGAGGCACTTTGGATTGCCAGAGATGATCTTTACAATGCCATAAGGACCTTGGAAGATTTCAACATTGTAGTTGACCTCTGTGCCATCACCTTGATTGAAGACCGTAGCGTTGTTTGCGGGCTGGACGCGAGTGAAGCCATCAATGACAGCGTTACGAACGGATGTGCCAGCAACAAGAACGTGATCGCCTTGCTCACCAGTTTGCTCGAAAATGCTTGTAAGCATATCGTTGAAACGGGCTTCAGTTAGTTCTAGGTCAGAATCACCAGCTTCATCACCAATAATGGATGCAGATGGAGTCTTGAAGTCAGCAGGAACAGCGGCTACAGCGTCAGCTGTTGGGCTGTTGTTGATCCATTGACCTAGTCCGCGGAACTCATTTGCAATAGTTCCGTTGCCGAGAACAGCAACATTATCCGAGCAAATTGACTTCTCGATGTCGCGAAGGACTTGAGAAGCGGCTTTTTCTTCGGCTTCTTGGATGCGGACTGGAGTAACGGAGTCCATGATTTCTTGCTTCTTGGATACGTTGAATGTATCGCGGAAGTGCTGAAGACGATTGCCCAAGCGAGCTAGTTTTCCGAACTGACCTTCAAACGTATTGCCAGTTGTGCCATCTACGTCTTGACCTTCAGCAACAGCGTTATCGGCTACTGCATCACGAAGACCATCAACGGTCCATTCAACCAAGTCCGCGGTTGCGGCTTGTTTAGGAAGCATACCGTAAACGGGAGCTTGACGAGGAGCAAGAACAGTAGTTAAGTCTAACAACTGCTCACGATTGCCTACATTAGAGCCGACATCGGCTGTGGGTAGACCTGTGTATGTATTATCAAATGCCATGATATTAATTTATTTGTGAGTTAATTTGTGTTATCTATTGATAACGAGAGTTAATTTGTAGTTGCCGTAATTGGCGAACCGCAATAAGATTTCCTTTTTGAGCCGCTTCTTTCAGTTTCTTGACTTGATTGGATTCCGTTGTTTGCCGTGAGTTGCTAGCTGAGCTACCACTTACTGCATTCTGAGGAACTTTTTTAGGAATAATAATTTTCTTTTTCCTAGTTGTTTTTGGTTTTACCATACTACTAGCCGCGTGTGCTAGTTGGTATTTTAAACGAGCCATTAACGCTGGAGCAACTTTAGAAACGATAGCTAAGTCCTCGGACTGTATCATCTTTAAATACTCAGCGTAGGTGTCGGAGGAATCATCATTTAACCAAGAAAATTCTTCCTTGGATTTTAATTCTAATTCCCCTGCTTCCTTTTGGGCAACTTCTAGTTTCTTTAAATACTTTCTTTGCTTAGGCAATTCATCGTATTTGTCTTGAAGACCAGAAATGTAGGTAACTACGTCAGAACGGCTATAATCTTTGCCGTCGTGCTCAAAGTTATCTTCATCACTAGCTAGCCAGTTTTGATAATATCGAATATGATTTTTGGTTTCCTTTTCAATTTCATCTAGCTTGTCATTACTTGTTATTGATGCTAGTCCGTTAGAAGGAATTATAATATTTTCGATTCCACTACTTAAAGCGGCATCCTTGCTTTCTAGTTGTCCCTTTAGCTCTTTGATCTGACTAGTGAGTTCTCCGATCCTCTTACCACTTCCGCTACCCATTTTTTTGGCTAGCTCGCCCAGTTTTTCTGGGGGCAATATTTCCATTGCTTGTATAGCAATTTCGGATCTAGAGTCATCGTCTAGTTCATCCCAATCAATCTGTGAAAGAACGCCTTCGCTTTCCTTTGCCTCTTCAATAGTTTCCTCAACTTCCGTTTCTTCGGTTTCTTCCACTTCAGATGCCTCTTCTGTGGGTTGCTCCTCTTTAACTTCTTTTGATTCCTCTACCACTTCTGGCGTAGGAGTTAGCTTTTCCACTCTTGCTTGACGAATTTCGTCTAGCGTTTGCGGTTTGGCTTGTTCGACTGTCGATACTTCTTCTTGAAGGGCTGTATCGTTACCCTTAATTGCGGTTTCATCCATAATACTGTTCTGCATTTTTACGCCAAGCAGTAGGGCGAGTTAGTATTATAACACTTGGATATTATATGTTAAAAATTATATCCGTATTTTTTTGCTATTTTTTTCCAACTGTCAGGAGTAGTCCTTTGGTTGGGGCTTTCAACCCTTGGTCTTGGTGTAGGTTTAGGTGTTGGTGTTGAAACTGGTGGAGTAACTCGTGCGGATGGTTTAGCTGGTGTAACCTTTTGCATAGAATCCACCGATTGCTGTAGTTTATTTAATTCCCTTCGGACATTTTTACTATCTCCTTTGCCGACATAATAAGCCGCGCCCCCTACAATGGCAGGAGTGATTGATCCTTTTATTCCTTTGCCTGCAAGCCTAGCGGAACCTGTAACTGCTCCCTTGACCGCTTTTTTGGCGTTTCTACCTAGGTCTTTTCGGAATTGTTTTCTGCCAACGTCATAAGCTTCTTTGGCTTCTCTTCCGCCTCGAGGACCTTGAACTGGACCTTGTGGCTTACCCCTTGCATTAATGGCGGATTGTTCAGCACGAGTTGGAGGACCTTGAACTGGGCGTTGAGTCACGTTTGCATTTCTTGCTTTGTTTTTATAGAAATCTTGAGCTCCCTTTAGGTCACCCTTTTTTCCACCCATAACAATTACATTGCCTTTGCTGTCTTTTCCGTATGCACCACCAGAAACGCCCTTGGGCTTAGTTGGTTTCTTAGCGGGTGTTTTAACGGGAGCCTTCTTAGCGGGTGTTTTAACGGGAGCCTTCTTAGCTACCTTCTTGACAGGTGTCTTAGCAGGAGCCTTTTTAACTGCCTTCTTTACGGGAACTTTTTTTACTGCTTTTTTTACTGGTGTCTTAACCGCTTTTTTGGCGGGAGTCTTTACTGGCTTTGCTCCAGCTTTAGAAATTTTAGTAATCTTTACATTGGGTGGCAAGACCCGATCATTCTTAAAACCCGCCTTAGATGCTTCCTTGGGTGTTTGTTTAACCGTGGATACTTTTTGTAAAGGGGGCTTGGGGCTAGTTGCAAGCTTGGGTGGGGGCGTTGCTTTTTTCTTAGCTAATGCGTTTAGCTCAGCTTTATTGTTAGCCTTATTAATGTCATTTTGCTTCTTTGTATTATAAGTCCTTTTGGGAGTAGTAGGCTTAGGAGCCCCAGTAGGCTTAACATTTTTAGTGTTTTTACCAGCTTTAATAACTCCGTCTAGTATTGTTTTAACTGCTTTTTTTCTTACACTCATTGGATTATTTCTTGTAGATTGTTTTCATGGTTTCCACCTTGCCCTTAGCTGGTTGGATTTTTGGAATTTGACCTAGCTTGTTGGGGATGGTTCCCATGGAACCCATTGACTGAACGCCACCCTTGGATACTTGACCAGCACCACCGAGCATACCTTGCGTTGTTTTTTGATTTGCGCCCCCCGCAAGAAGACGGATTCCTTTTTGAAGTATTGATTTTCGTAATGACATTAGTATTTTCCTCGTTTAGATTTTGGTGATGATTTTTTGCTTCCGCCTTTACCAGCCCAGAGCTTAGTGCAAGCTAAATGTTTTGCCGTTCCCCATTTTGCAGATGAGCATTTGTGCCTAGCTTTAAAGTTCTTTCGTGCGGCTGGTGAATAGTTGTGACCGTATCCTGTTGCTCCAGCGTGAACTAGCTTTTTTTTGCCAGCTTTGCAGTAGAGTTTCATTATCTTTTTGCCAGAACGAGAACTCTTTCGAGTCTCTCCGCAACTCATACTGGATTTAGTGCTAGCCATCTTTCTGGGGTGTTAGAATTTTTAGTAAATAATCGTCTTCTATCATACCACCAATTATTTTAGCATCCGCACGTTCACCTGAGTCTAAACCTTGTTCTAGGGCTTGAAACTTTGTTTCTCGGCAATCCTCTATAAAGCTTAAAATAAACTGATACTGATCGAGTTTAGAGAGATATTTTACGGCTTCAACTAGGTTGTCTACTGGTTTTACGTTATTCGACATTTTATTCCTCCATACCTTGAGTATTTACTGAGCCCATTTGTGCGGGAGCAGTTCCAAGTTTTCCAATTTCTGCATTCTGTTGTTGAACAACTTGTTGCTGATATTGAGCCGCATAATTTTGTATATTAGTAGCAAAGCTAGGATCACTCTGGATCCTTGCCTGTATGCCTTCTTGTGAAGTGTATTCCTGTATAACTTGCATAGCTATATCACCACCATTGGGTCTAGCACCAACAGGGATACCCGCAAAAATCTTAGTAAGATCATCAGTAATGTTTTTAACCATTTCTTCCTGACCCTGACCTTCGGGCTGAATAATCATGTCAGCAATACTTGGGTCAATTGCATTAACAGCTAGTTGCTCAGCCGCTTGTAGGTTAAATGTATTGCTTGGGGATGTTCTAGCTAATTGTAGAATAGCATCTATCTTTGCTTTCATTACATCTGGGTCTTGGTTTTGAACATCAAAAGAAATGCATATATCTATTTCTTCGTCCTCTGGGGACTTGTAGATAACCATTTCATTTGGGTATCCAGTAACCCGAAAGAATTTTTCATCTGGTCCAAATACCAAGAATGCCTTGTAGGCTTTCTTTAATATGCTAGAGCAGTGTGTTAAAAACTTGTCAATAAAAAACTGCTGGCGTTGGGAGGACAACTCATTGGATGAATTTAATCCAACTAAATCCATGGCTTCCTGCTGAACGTATTTTTCTAGCTGGCTAGCTATGCCCGATGTATTCGGAACATTCATGTATTCAAACTTGTCGTTTGCCCTTACGCCAATCCAAGCACCAGCACCCATTTGAGCTGGGGCGCGACCCACGGGGTGAAGCAGTGGAGGAGCAACAGCTAAAGCCATTTGATCGCTCCATCCGTCACGAAGTGTCTTCATTGCTTTTTGTGGACCACGAAGAAGATCACCGAATGTATTTACATCGTATAATCTTTTACCAGCGTTGCTAATCCTGCTAAACACGAAGGGGTATTCGTCATACCCAGAAAGTAGCTCGTTGCTCAAGTACCCATCAGTTAACCTTGGATTCCATATAGTTACATAAATGCCCTCGGAGTTGCTCTTGGGGTCAATTAATCTTCGGTATGTATATACAACTTCAATAAGATCCTTGGAATCAACCATTCCGTTCATTCCATACGTAGAACCCCCTCGGGCTTGTGATGATCTAAGAGTTGAAAAGCTAGTCTGGCTTAAACCAGAGGAATCAGATCCCCTGTGTTCCTCTATGAGTTCTCCCGCTACACCAGCGTCCCATCCTTTGGTTTCCACGCAGTTTTCAATTTCTTGTGGGGTAAGGAATGTTCGCATATGAACTCGGGGAGATCGTTGAAGATCCGTAACATAGCTAGGGATAACAATATCAATATCAGGAAATTTTGTTTCCACGAAGGGTCTTGAGACATCTTTTTTAGCTACAGGTATCTTAGCTATACCAAAATCCCTTAGTTCTTTTAGGGCTGATTTTGCTTTTGGAACATCTACGTAATCAAACATATCAGTCATCATTACGATAGTTTCTTCATCGCGATTTTCATCTGCAAGGAGATCATAGAGTTCTGGAGCAATTTCCTCAATTAACTCTAGGTTAAACTCTTCTTCGTGAGTTCTGGATTTCATCTCCCAGTCCACGTATGTAATAGCTATTCCTTTTTCTAAAAGGTTGTTGGCGGCTATTTCGCATTCGCGTTTAAAATCACGAATATAAGTTTTTTGCATATACTTCAAAAAAGAAGATATGATGCCAGCTTGTTTAACATCTGAGGACTCAATGGGATACGCTCGTATGTTACTACGGGATAGTGCGTTCATCATCATACCAACATAGGTTGATATGCATTGTTCAATTAAGCGAACCTCCGTGTCGGAAGCTCCCGCCCAAGGGAAAGCCTCATCTCCACTTTTGGTCAGCTGTGCATTCTTGCCTAGCCACTCCGCATTGCGGTTGTTATAGCTGTCCTGACATTGAGAAACATAAGCACTTAGATCTGTTACATCAGCATCGTAGTCGCGTTTTATTTCATTTATATCTGGCTCGGATGTTACGTAATATGCTTCTAGCTCTTTGTCGTCCATAAATCAGTAAATTATAACACAAGTTTATTTATTTAGTTAGTCTTATTTTGATGTTGTTTAAAAAAGTGGTATACCACTGGTAGTCCCTAGCAATCATATTTAAAAAATTGTCCAAAGGGATTTCTTCATATATTTCGTTGTTCGCCCTATACAATATCTCCCAATCAACAAATGCGCTGGAGTGTTTGCTTGCAAAGCGTTTAAAGTTTTTTTTGTCGATTGAGCTCTCTTTGTAATATGATTTCATGCCTATAGAACTTTTCATTACTTTTTTCAATTTCTTGTGCCTTAAAGATTAAGTTGGGTCTCATGGTGGATCTGTGAGTTGGGGGTATTGCTACAATTATTTTTTTTGGAGATTTTCCAAATAGTTTGCACTCCCAGAAGAAGTCATTGCTACAAGGTCTAAGGCACTGAACTTTTACAAGTTTGGGCTCTAGTATACTATCATCCTCCTTTTTAAGGTAATCCTCAATTTTCTTAACACCCTTCGGGGTCAAACTTTTTGTTTCTTCGCAGAAGTCATCTTCATCGCAATGTTTCTTGCGTATTTGACCAACCCTCTGCGGTGTAATTCCGTATTTTTCTGCTAATTCTTTTTGTTTCATTAGTATCCTCCTGTTAATCTTTGTTGTGTAAAATCTAGTTCGGTGTAGTGAATCGGACCATCTCCCGCATTCGACATACGTAGGTATCTGATTAAGTCAAAGAAATCCTTTAGAGCTTCGTCTGACTTTCCTTGTGCGTTGTAGTTAATAAGGCTGTCTATTAAATTCCCGCAGGATTCATGTATAAAGCACTTGGGTCGATTTACTTCGTCCAATTCGTAGTTTGGATTGTAGCTAAACCATTCGTCCAGTGCCTGTATACCCACCTGCTCTTGTCTTCCATCCGAGGGGACAAATTCAAATTCGTATTCAGAAAAAGAAGCAAAGAGATCCAGATTGTTTTCATTTTCTCTGGCAAAATATCTAGAGTCCCCTATGCGTTCAAATACTTCTATTCCCAAATCTTCCTCTATTTCGTTGAACAGAGCGCAATAACCCTGTATATCAAACCCGATCTTTTTGGAAGCGGGACCATACCTCCATTTTTCTCCAAACAAAGCCCACTCCCCGTAGGATTCCCTGTCGGGGAACTCTTTGCTGATATATATCTCTCCATATTCATTAACGGAAGCCCATATGGCGCAGAAGTTTCTGTTACCCGCGGGGTCAACTACTTGGTAATGAGTGAACCCCTCCGTTGTTATATCTGGAAAAGTCCAGCCCTCGGAGTTTTCTTCTTCTCCTAGAACTTGGACTTCGGTGGAGAACAAAGGGAGGAGTGATGTGATGCTCTTGACGGGTATTCCGTAAGCACGAACCATTATCTCTTCGTCTGGTCTGCCAATGAGATCCTTCTTTATACGTTCATATCCCCCAAAGGGGTTTTCATCGGAGTGAAGGTAAACTACGGAGGCATCTCTGGCTGGGGCATACTGGACTACGGGAACTTCGACTCCTCCTAGGAGTTCAGCGGGCTTAGTAGCTAGGGTTCTTGCATCCCTTTGGTATTCAGCTACAAAGGGAGTGAATCCGTCAATGGGAGTAAATCCCAACAGCATCTTGGAGTTCCGTGTAGCTAAGCGAAATCGTAGAGTGTTGACCAAAGCGGCATCCCCTAGGTATTCGTCTAGCCATGATCCAATATTTAAATCTGGATTGTTCTTGAATCCGAATTCAAATCCCTCTAGGATTGTCTGGTTGTTAGAGAACTGAGTATAAGTTTTGAAGTCCACTCGGGTTCTGGTGTCTGGGAAGATAAAGCTACTGCCAGTAAAGCCATTCTGCATACTGAAGTTAATGTAGCCCTCGATGCTCTTTGTTTTTTTCTTGAACTCCTTGGGCATCATCTCCCAGATTGAGGCTTGCTGAACCTTAACGGAGGTGTCAGCATTCTGGCTAAAGCAGACTATGTGACCATCTTGGTTTTTTGTAACGGCTTCCATTACTAGTTTGGCGCAACCCGTGGTCTTTCCAGATCTATTACCCCCTAGGGCTAGAACCTCATTGTATTCCATTAATCCCTGCCGAATCCTATCCCAACCCGCTAGGTCGAACCCATGCCTCAGGGGATCATCCTGAGATGCCTTTATAAGCCCCTCACGTGCCCTGTAGAGCTCTTCAAGAGCCTTGGGGTCACTCTCCCCTAGGAGAAGGATTTCTTCGTCTGTAGGGGCTTCTATGAGGGGATGCGGTGTAAATAGTAATTCCATTAATCTTCTTCCTCATCCCAGATTACTTCCACTGAATCATCTCTGAAATCCAGAGAGGCTTCTCTTAGAAGCATTCTAGCTACGGAAACCGTAGTGTAGTCCGATTGAACCTCTCCCTCCTCGTCAAGAACTACTATTAGATAGTTGGGGTAGTATTCTCCGAGTATCTCTTTTAGCTTAGCTAGGATCTCCTCCTCCATCTGGGTCCTCCTCTTCTATTACTTGGGCTTCGATAGCTCCATCTTTTATCTTCTGTATTCGCTTTCTGGCGGCAACTAGGGTTTCTTGGAAGTCCTCCATTGTGTATGTATTGTTTACATCTACAACTTGTGAAGCTTCGCCTCGTGCGGTCATTGCCTGCCTTTGGGAGTTCGCCTTAGCTATAGAGATCTCTTTGAGATCCCTGAACTCTGGCTCGTAGCCACCATCCATTTTGACCCGAAGGGCATCTATCATATCTTCTTCTAGGGATTCTAAGTTGATGTAGCTCCTAGCCGCTAGCTGACCACCTAGCTCCCGAAAGGAGTTTGTGTGATCCGCGTAGTCCGCAAGGACAGCCACCACCGTAGTCCTAGATATATTATGCCTGCGAATCATGTTAGTCTGCGAGCAACCCAAGGCGTGCAGGTAAAGTATCTTAGCTACCTTTTCTGGGTTGTGCCTAGATAGGCTCTTGATCTTGGACGCTTCCTTCTCTCGCTGAATAGTTACAATAGCATTGGAGATGCTCTGCATCAGTTCATCTTTTTCTTCTTCGTTAGAGTCCTGTTTCATTTCTGCAATAGGGTATTAGTGAAACCTGTTTCAATTTTGCAATGAGTTGTTTCAATATTGTAACACCAATACCATTATAGACTAATTATATAATATATATATGGGGAATATGGGTTGTTCAACTCGGTCATGGTCTCCTTATGGGCACTCAGGGGGCAGAAGTCAAGCTCTATCCCAATCGAATGTTGGATTTTTTTAAGGGGTATATTATATATATATAAAAAGAAAGTAGTAGCCAAACGTTGACCCCCTCCCCCCATAACAGTAGCCACAACCTGCCGACATTCCGTAACCCGTTGACTACCAATACTATGGACACGTGGGGGGTAGTGCCCTAGCTACGTCTAGCTACGATACATACGCCAAGCTAGCTACGTGCATGAGTATATATATACTTATTGCTAGTGGAAATGTATTTAGGGTGTGGTTTTAGTATGCATATCCCCTTTGAATGCCTATATCCCCAATATAGCTGATGCATAACTCGTTGATAGCCAAGCAGTAAAACTTTAGTCTTGCAAGGTAGCTAAGAATACCACATATTTTAGACCATCAAATATTGATTCGTTCATTACCAGTCAGCTTCACAGCCAAGTCCATTGCAGACTTACATACAACTGCAAGCGGAGACCACTCTGATGGCATTACCACTACTGCCTACGTCATATTCTCCGTAACACACACAGAGGAGTAGCGTCCTCGACAGGGAAGCATTAAAAGTGGCTATCCCTTTATCGACCGAGACCGAAACGCTTTATGCGTCCATTGCTAGCTATGCAATGCTGATGAGGTCAATCATCACGAGAAATTCACAAATCACTACAAACCAACAACATATAAAATACAATTATGAAAAAACCAAACAACGACATACTCAAGGATTACATCAAATCATTCGCTGACTACGCAGAAAGACTGGGCATTACTGGATCCGATGTGGGCAATGCGGGGCGTGCCAAGCTCGACGATTGGGTAGCTAAGCTTGGAGGAAATCCCGAGCACCTAATCAGCGATTACCGCAACGGTGAGTGGGGCAAGGAGCTTGTGCAACCCGTTGAAGCCAAGCCAGTTGAGCCCGTTCAACCAATCGAGCCCGCCAAGATCGAGGATCACGTGGCGATCAATCCATTTCCAACAGACGCAGACAAGCTCGGTCAAGCTATGATCGATGCGATGGGCGTTGTGGGTGGCAGGGATGAGAAGCTACGTGAGGATGTGACCAAGATTGCGGAAATAATGAGTCAGCAAGAGGATGTGCTCTTGAGCTTTTCCGACAACTTCGACAAGGTTTGGAAGGAGCTAAGGCAGGGCAAAGTAGCTAACCTGCACATCAAGATCGGTGACAAGCCAGTCATTGACGCAGGCAAGGTGCATAAACGCTTCGGTGATCTGTTAGCTGTAGCTACCTGCCGTTGCCATGCTTTCCTAACTGGGGGAGCGGGTTCCTTCAAGACTAGCTCCGCAGAGAAGGTTGCGGAAGTGCTTGAGCTAGAGTGCTCTAGCATATCTATCTCCTCGCAGACTACCGAGACCAAGCTACTTGGCTACATGAATGCCGAAGGCAGGTATGTAACTACCGAGTTCAGAAAGCGTTACGAAACTGGTGGCGTGTTCATCTTGGACGAAGTTGACAATGGCAACCCCAACACGCTAGCGGTTCTCAACTCTGCCCTAGCTAACGGCAACTGTGCCTTTGCTGATGGCATGGTGACCAAGCATGAGGATTTCATCTTGATCGCTACAGCCAACACCTTCGGTAGCGGAGCCAATGCTCAGTATGTGGGACGCAATGCACTCGACCAAGCTACGCTTGACCGCTTCTGCTTCATCGAATGGGATTACGACAATGATCTCGAGTATCACATCGCAAGCAACGGTGCATGGTGCAGAGATGTCCAAGCTATCCGCAAGGCTGTCGATCAGCTAAAGCTCAAAGCTGTAGTCAGCCCACGTGCTACCTTCGAGGGTGCTAAGCTACTCGAGGCAGGTATGAGCTACGAGGACGTGCTCTTCGCCAAGGTATGGAAGGGCTTAGCTAAGGACGCAGTTGACAAGGTGCTCGAGAAGGTGGCTAGCAACGGTCACATCCTCAGCAATCTCAAATAATTATAACCCAATAGAAAGGATACACACAATGAACCTAGTAAATACATACGATTCAGTCGGAGATTACGTAGCTAAGGGCGAGACCCTAGCTAAGAGCAAGCGAGGATCATCCTCAAGCAGGGGTGACTCTGCTTGGTATGGCACAGCTAACATGGATGAGGCAGTCAAGCTAGTGCGTGGTGGGTGGGATAAGCGACCCAACCTTAGCAAGCTAAGCAAGGACATCGATAGCCAGACATCAGCTAACATCGACAAGATGGCGATGGAGCATCAAGTTCAAGGTGCTTACGTGGATGTGGGTGCTTACCTTGAGGGTGTGCCCGAGTGCATGGTTGAGTTCATCGATCAGCCCGAGCCCAAGGTTGTGACCATCGCGTTCAACATCAGCACCTTCGCGTCAATGCCAGAAAAAGCCTTCGCCAACCGAGGTGCGGTTACCTTAGCTATCTGCAATAAGCTACAGCTAGCAGGCTACTCGGTAGAGATCAAAGCCTACTGCACCGTCAAAGCTACTAAGCACGGCGAGAAGCGGGGCAGGCACACGACGGTCTTCACCGTCAAGGACAGCGGGCAGATGCTCGACGAAGACTCCCTTGCCTTCTGGTGCTGTCATCCAAGTGCCCTTCGCAGGCTACACTTCTTGCACAACGAAAGCCTCTCGGCTGAAGCGTGTGAGAAGTTCGGATACAACGCAGGGTGCGGTGGCTACGGCAAGCCATGCAAGCTAAGCGAACATCCCAAGGGTGAGAAGCAAGTCGACGCTGATGTCAACGTGGACTTCCAAGAGGCTAACTTCTCCAAGGCAGTCAACGAATACAACAAGCTCATAGCTAAGCTAAACAAAGGGTTAGCTAGCTAGCTACCACAGCTCACACTCCTCGGGGTGTGGGCTTTCTGGGTAGAAGCACAACGCATCTACTATGGACAATCCAAACAACCCAATAAAAATTATGGATAATAAACTAAGAATGAAAATGTGGACGGATTTAGATTCGCCAAAACCGAGCTGGGAGACATTCAAGCGAATGTTGCCAGCGTGTGATAATGATCCTCGTGCTGTAAAAGCAAGATGGATTCGGAAAAAGATTAAGAAACTAAATCTAGATAGCTAGCTAACTAAACAACCCAATAAAAATTATGAAACAAAAACTTAAAAGCGGAGAAGAGGTCGATGTCATCGTCGGCAAACGTCATTACAACTGGCAGGCGGGGCAACGTGCCACGGTTAAGAAGGCACTCAACAAACGCCTCAGAAAATCTCACAAACTAAATCTAGATAGCTAGCTAACCAACCAACCACATATAAAATGGAAACAGTAAAAATATTAGATAAGGTTGCCGAAAACGGCACAACAATGCAAACGCGAACGGTAGCTACCCCAGATGTGGTAGACATCGAGTTCGGTGTGATCTTTAATCCCCTAGAGGATCAATACGAATACTTCGACGCGAGGCTAGTGGACGATCCTCCGCAAAGACTAAGCAGGTTACTGCTCGTCGATATGTTCCGAAGCGATCTAGCTAACGTAGCGTATAACGCCTTGGCGGTCGCGGTGCTAACCAAGGAGCTCGAGGCAGAGGTCGACCGCAGAGAAAATAAATAAATTTGCCGTTGACTGCTGATGTCAGCGTTATTACAATAATGATTCACCTAACATAATAAAAATAACCCACATATAATACAATGAAGGCAATACTAATAAATTCAGAGAAATATGAAGTCACGGAAGTCGACCTTGAAGAGGACGAGTTTGGCGAGGTAAAGATAGAGGACATATCTAAGCAGTTGAAGTGCAACTACTTCGACGTAGCTAGGATAGGTAACGGGGATGCAATCTTCGTGGATGACGAAGGTTTACTTCGCGAAGGGGTGCAACCCGCCTTTGAGCACAAGGGGTATCACTCCCTGCTCGTGGGCAACGGGGTAGTGCTTGGTAGTGGATCGATGGGCGAGAGTCTACCGCCCAAGTCAACCATCGAAGAGATTCGTGAAGCTATCCAATTCGGAGTTGTGGGGATAGAAAACTAATGGATCACTACATTAAAATCCTAATCGCCTCGACTATCGTATTGTTCTGCGGCTACAACACTAGCTACGCTCAATCCCAACGGGAGATCGTCACGGCTACTCTTATATTAGAGGCAGGTGGCGAATACTCCTTGGGTGCAATGGAGGCAGTTCATGAGGTTATAATAACTCGAGCCCACAAGCGAGGGCTAAGCCCTAGCCAAGTTTGCCTACAGCCCCGTCAGTTTGCCTGTTGGAGCGATGTAGAGTTAGCTAGCCAAGTCATCAAAGCCAAGCGTCACCGTAGGTGGCGTGAGGCTTTTGCCATTACTCACCTACCGCTAACTAGCTACGCTAGGGGTGCGGATCATTACCATGCCGACTACTGCGATCCCTACTGGAATAAATCCATGCGGGTGGTAGCTAGGGTAGGCAGACATATATTCTATAAATAATAATATGAAATCAAACAACGACAAATTCCTAGTTACTATTACCACTCGACTCATGGACTTCGAGTATGTAACTCACAGCCTGAATAGGTGTCACACTGAAGCCGAAGCCATAGCTAGGGGTTTCCGAGGTGTCTTTAGATCGGACAGCAAGGACATGGAGGTTCACATGGACAGGGGTAACTCCCTAGCCTACGAGGACATCGTGACTGGAGAGTGGCACGAGCTCATCGAGGTAGTTCGACTCAGCAATGATGAGTATGAAACGCTAGCCAAGTTTATCTAACCAAACACAACGACTCGCATTCCGAAAGGGGTGCGGGTTTTTTTGTGCCTACTATGGACTTACTATGATCCCAACCTTTTAAAAAAAACATTTGACAACCTATTG